ACTTACCATTGCTGATTCATCACCATATTCTTCTGTAAACCCAACAGTGCTTCTGGTTGCTGTTCCTAATCCTAATTCTTCGTCAACTTGAGATGTGAACTGCCTTGCCTTAAACTGTCTTTCTCCTTCTGCTCTTTCTACTGCTTGTTCAGGTGTCGTATCTTCGGTTTCTCGGCTGAAAAATTGAAAGTCTGGGTTAGGTGTCCCTGTAAACACATCTTTACCAGTTTGAGCCATTTCTACTAATTGCTTTGCAATATTACTTTCATCTGTTGTCATAAGAAAATTGGTTTGGGTTACCATCATTCCCCAATTTTTCTTTCGCATATCAGAATCAGGTAATTCTTCTATTAAGTTGTCAATTGGTATAGGCTCTTTTAACTCTACTAAATTGTCAAAGATTTGTTCAGCAGGATATACTTCATGTTTTCTAAAGCGATCTTTTCCTGTTCTTATCTCTTTTAATGTACCAACATATACAATTTTTCTTCTTAACTGTGGTGCATCTGGCTCTGCATTATCTAAAGCAATTTGAGTTAAATTGATTTTTGGTTTCTTTTTTGCTTTAGGTTTTTTTTGATTGAACTCTTGAATTTCCTTATTAACGATTCCTGCTACTTTTTTTACGTCATTATCGTTGTCTTTAAGTAACTTATTTGTTCTTCGTTTTCCAACTGACTTTGCTAATTCTTTTTTAACTCTATTTTGAAAAGATGGATTGGCTTCCTGGCTTCCTTTGATCTGATCATACGCTACAACTGCTACAGTGTTAAAACCTTCTTTACCTCGATTAACTAACTTTGTAGCCCCTGCCTTTGACAATGCAAAACCATTATAATTTTCTGTATATCGTAACCCAAAAGGATCCAGTTTACCATCTAAATCTCTGGCTACCATATCTGCACCAATTAGAAAAACACCTGTGGGCTCAACATTTCCTACTTCTGTGACTCTATAACTTATTCCACCGTCAGGATCTCTTTTTGATTTAGATAATTTTGCCTGTTGGACCTTTTCTCCTACTTTTTTAAAGTCAGTGGCTTCTTCCAGTTTCTTTAATAAAGAATCACTTACTTTTCCTTCCCTGATTGCTTTTCGTAGTTTAAAGGCATCCTTGAGAATGATTCGAGCATTGTCAATAAATCGGTTGAAGATTTCTGTGAGTTTTGCTCCGATTGATTGATGAACTTTGCCTTGTGTGCTAAACTGTATCGCTTTGCTTGAGAACCATTCGAGGTTGGATTCTCCTGTGTCTTGCTCTCCTGTTGCTTCATGGTATTTTCTCCTATCTTCTGCTACTTCATTTTCAAATTCTGGATTATTCTCTTGTTCAGCCTTGTAATATTCTTCAGCCATTTCTTCCTGGACAGCGACATACTCATCTGCCATTCTTTTTTCGGTCCCTGCTGTAGATATTCTAATAGATCCACCAAACGATGTACCAGAAATAGTTATTTCATTAGGATCTGTTTCTTCATTAATTCCATGATCTCGTAAGACCTGTTTTGTCTCTTCCTCTGTCCATCCTTCTTGCTCTGCTTCATCTGCCAGTGTTCGGTCCAAATATTCTCTTTCAATCGCTATACCAGACTCTGATTCGGCTTTATTGATAAGTTCACCAACAAAGTCCTTACCTTCCATCTTTTGTTCTTTGATCGTTTTTCTTGCTTTTGCTTCCCTTAATTCTTCTAATGTTTCTGGGAACTTCTCCATATCCAGATCTCTACGGATCATTTCTTTACCAAGTTCAGATTGTACTTCTATTTTACCTGTTTCCTGGGCAATACCTATTTCCATCGCTTCTTCTTTTGTGAGCGATCTTATAAAGTTAGTTATATCTTGATCGGTAAGTTGTCGCAGTTGACCAGTTTCAATTGCTTCTAATCCTTTGGCTTTGGCTTTTTCTAATTTTTGTGATTTAAATTTCTGGGTTGCTAATCGTGTTGCTCCTGATGGTGCTGATTGACCTATTTCTGCTATACCTTCTGCAATAATTGCTGATGGCTGTATTTCTTCTCCAGCACTTAATTGTCCAGTTGCTTCACCTGTAGAACCTAAAACTGCTTGTGTTCCAACTTCTTTTGATCCCTGTATTGCTTTACTTGCCAATGATTTACCTGGTTTCATAAAGCGACCAGCAACTCCTGCACTTACTAAATCAAATATGGCAATAGGTACACCTTTTCTTAACCCTAATTCTCTTGCTTCAGACATTATTTTTTCATCAGAAAAACCTCTTGCAAGATCATTTGGATCTTCAACATTAACACCTAATTCACCCATAACCTCTAACATCTTACCACTGTACTCTAAACCAAGAGATGTCAGACCAGCAGAAGTAATACCACCATATAATGCACCACTACCTGCACCTGCTATCGTACCTATTCCTGGGACAACTGAACCTACACCTGCACCAATACCAGCACCTGTTAACATACCTGCAATTTGTGTCGGTAAAAATGATGCCAATGATTCAACGACTAACTGACTTGTTATTTCAATAGGATCAACTGCTAATGTCTTTAATGCTTTTCCAAATGTATCTGCTTTATTAAACTCATTATATGCTTTTGATCTTGGGATACCTCTAATTTCTGCTTGTAATGATGCGATTTCTTTTAATCTTTCTTCTGCTTCTAAACCACCTTCTAATCCAATGACATTTCTTGCCATTTGACCTTGCTTGTAACCTGATTTTATCGCATTAAAAAATCCTTGCCACTGATTGACTTCCCCAGGTCGCAATCCTGGTTTTATTAGTGGTTCGACTTGTTGTTTAGTTTGTGTCAACTTTCCAGCACCACCACCATAATAAGATATGTCCTGGTAGGTACTTTTTCTAACAGCATCCTGTACTTCAGGAACTTCGTTCTCTACCCTTTTTTCAATCTTCTGAACTTCACCTAATCTCTTTGCAGGATCAGGAGCATTGATAATGTTTTCCTGGCGTTGGCGTTCCATCTCCAGGTCATCAAATGCCTGGTCCAGTATATCGTCTAAATAATTACGCTGTGGTTGTGGGTTTAATGGATCTGCCATTATTTATTTTTTAGATATTGTTCCATTGATAATCTTGACATATGTAATGCCTTTCTTGGATCTATTTTCCCTTCTTTGCTTGGGAGATTTGTATAAAACCTTGCAAACTCACTTGCCTTATCCTTATCAACCGTTTCTTCAAATGAAGATTGACTTGACCTTGCTTTTTGGGCTAAAGATAATTGCTTTTCTAAATCTCTCAATTTTTGTTGCCCTGGTCGCATTTGCTCTGGTCTAAACAATGGATTGCCTTTAGCATCATACAAGTTTTGCATTAACGATTTGTATTCTTTTGTTAATCTTATAATTGCCTGATCACCAGTTTCTGGTTTAGCCTTTTTTACCTCTTCAGCATAGGTTCTTTTTGCTTTTAAGGTATCTGCTTTCTTTTTTGTTTGTTTCGCTTCAAGTGCATCTAATACTGCTTGAAACTTTGATTTATTTTGTGGATTACTCATTATTGACTCAACTGTTTCATTAATTCAATTATTTGTTCATCCGATAACCCTAAACTTGTCATTTTTTCCAAAAATTTATCAGGTTCAGTTTCACCAGATAAATACGATTCAAAAGTATCACTAACTGCTGTGCTATTTTTAATATTTGCCTTTTGAGCATATACCTCTACTGCTCGTTTATCATCTAAAGTAAGTTGAGATCCTGTACTCGGATCGAAGCCACCTTTATACCTGGTTTTACCTGATGGAGTATCGTATGCAACTGCTCTGCCATATTTATTCATAGCATCCATATAAGATTGATCCTGGGCTTGTTGATCTTGTACCTTTTGACCATAGAGATTTCCTGCTGTTTCTATCCCTGCTGACAACACTCCAAGACCAGCCTGTGTACGCTCTGCTTTGTCCTGGTCCATTGCCCTGGCGTAATCCAACTTTGCTTTTGACTTCGCCTGTTCTTCACTTTGATAGATGTCCTTACCAGTATTTGCTACTGTTCTTCTTACATCTGCTTCTGCTTCTCTTAATCCCCTCTGGGCTGATACGCTCCCCTCCATCCCTTTATTTATAAGGCTACCTGTGTATCGCCTATTAGCAAGATTTGCCTGTTTTGTGGCTGTTGTAGCAGTCCTACCCAGTACATTCATTTCTTGTCCTGGAGTTAGGTTACCTTGTTTTTTTCTATCTCTTAATAGCCTACCATATCGACTATTTTGAAACCTCGGTTGAAATAATCGTGACCCTGCCTGTCCTGCTTTTACAGCACCCTGGGCGATTAACATCATTGTTGCTGGATCCATAATTTACTCCGTTTCTATTCTCATTCGTTCCACCGAGAATGGATTGGTACTCGATGGAGTGGTTAGTTCTATTTCAAAGTTTTTTCCATATCGCTTGATAGGAAACCTGTTTACGCCACCATCGGCTGTAATATCTTTTGTAAATGATGCAGAGCCTGATCCATCCAGGTATACATTTACAGTTAAGGTATCTGTACCTGTAAACTGTATCATTCCATAACGAATCAATCTTTTTTTATCTAAATCCATACGAAATCGTTTACTTTTCCAGGCAATGCCTACCGCTTCATCTACATCAAATTTCTTTATGTCTGTATCGGTATTATCCCAGGCTATAGGGTAACTATTTTCTCCATACGCCAATATATCCAGGTTGGTTGTTGTTTCCACCTTTCTCCAGGATTTAAGTACAATATGATATGCCCACACTACCTGCGTTGCTGGGCTACCAGTATTCCAGGTGTATAACACTTCTGAATCTTTTTGGTTATAGACACCCTTAATTTCTTTTTTGCTGTTTGCTAATAAAAACTGGTCCTCAATTGGTAATGATATTTTATCCATAATTGATGGGGTTGCTAATGAACTTGCAACCATATTGGATGTCACCTCATAAATACCATCATGGAATACAAAGAATACGCTGTCATGCACCTCAACGACACCTTCTGGTGCAATGTTTCCTATGCTAAACTTACTTTCTGATACGTTCCATGTATTAGGATCCTCTGGGTTGGTAACATTCATAATGAATATGGCTTGAGGTTTAAATATGATTAATCGATTAAATAAAACTGCAAGACCAGTAACTGCACCACCTTCCCTGTCATCCAGGTTTATTACATTACTAACAGGTCGTACATCGTATTGATTTAATTCGCTATAGGCAATCCAGTCTGAATGATCTTCTGCTTTATCTTCTGGATTTAGCACAATGTCACCCATAAACAACCTACCTTTTAACTTTACAGCGTGTTGTGCATTTACACGATTTGAAAACACAGACTGTATTGTAGATTCTCCTAAATCTTCTAAATTAAAATCCTGGCATACTACACGAATATTCGTGCCAGAGGTTACATTAAATGCCATACCTGGTGTCGTTGCTCCTTGAGCATTAAGTCTTTTAAATCCATTTAACATTCGTACATTATCAAAAACAAGACCAGAGTCACTTTGACTGGTAGAACCAAACCCTTTATTTACTTTTATCCAGCAACCACCTAATGTTGGTTCGTAAGCACTATTGTTTTCTATTAAAAATGATTTGCTGTTTTCTGTGTCAGTTTTAGAGTTACCGCTATCAAACTCTATTGTATAGTTTGTAATTAAAACATTTCCTGCAAGACTGCCAACTGTAAGCGTATTTCCTGTTGTATCGGTTCCTAATGTTCCTGTTATGTCATCAGGGTTTTCAAAGTACAAGAATGCAACCTTTTGACCACCATACGCACCACCAGAGGTGGAAGATTCTGATGTGGTAGTGTATCCTCCGAACGTTTTTTTAAATTTTATTTTCCAATCACTTCCGATCATAGTTCCATCATCTAAAAAGTTATTATCAAAATGTGCATTTGTATCTAAAATAATTTGAGAATAAGACCTGGGCAAACTCGATGCTCTAACTGCAATATTGGTTCCTGTAGCATGGGATACAGCAGTTGTATTATTTGCAGGAGATGGATTACTTACTGGTGCTTGTGCTCGGGTAACATCTACAAGTACGCCACTTGCAATAGATTGAAGTTTAATTGTACCACTTGATCCAGAATATCCCGACCCAGAACTTGCACTTGCTACAATGCTTGAAGAATTAACCTGCGTAATAGTAAAAACAATAGACGATGATAAGTTTGCTACTGTAAATGTATCGTTTATTGCAAACTCATCAGTATTGGTTAATGATGTGTTTAATGTAAATGTAAATGGACCAGAACCAGATATAGTTGATGTATAAATCGTATTTGTTCCAGATGTGACTGTTGTGTCGCTAATGGTGATTGCTTCATCCTCTAATTGCAATTTATCACTATCTTCCAATGTGTTATCTTTTGCCAATGCAGATACAACCATGTACCCTTGAGTTGCTGTCATTGTTCTTTGTAGTTCTGAATGATACACTAAAAATTGAAATGGTCGATTAGATGTGGAACTGGCAGTAGCACCCCTCCAATTCTTTACATCATCTATACCATCAAATCCACCATCTGTTTCTAAAGCGTGTGTATTTCTTCCAAGTGTTTCACCATCATAACTGGTTAAGTCATCTGGATCTTTTAAAAATACAATGTTGTCTTTCCAGGAATGTATTCTGGTCATTACAGTATCTGTAATAGTAGGTATATCGTTCTGACTATCTACAAAAGTCATGTGACCAATTAATTGATAATTACTGTATCCATCAAAGTTCGTGGTATTTGCAAACTCTGTAGATCTGTATACATTTAATCCTGTAATACGCCTGTTTAAGGCATTGGCATCAAAGTCTATATTTAATTCTATTATTTTTTTATTAATGTCTGTGTCTGATAAAATGATTTCTTTGGATTTATCAAACAAGGTTTCCTGTGTACCATCATAGATTGCAGTTACATTGTACTTTACGCTATTCCCTGGTCGTAAAGATTCTCCTGTATCGTAGATTTTTGTGCTACTAATACTAAATGGATTGTTCAATTTATTTGCATAGATAAACCAATTCGGATCAGCAGATACTGTATCGTTAAATAAAGATCGGTTTATGTATCCCAGCCAAACACCCTTTGCTTCGTTATTGCTTATTTTTCCAACAGATCCTGGTAAAAACCTTATGTTATCTCCGTCTACAGCAATCGGATTTCGATCTTTTTTATGGTATATGGAAGGCGTAGTCGTAACATTAGATGTACTTACTTCTTTTATAGAATAGTAACTCATTAAATCAATCCACCTATAGTCACAGTCTCCGCTTCCTGTCCAGGTATTATTCAACCATCCTATATCGGTCATTCTGTATATATCTGCACTATCTACCGCAGGAGATCCAGCAGTCGATTCTGTTCCGTATATAGCAATGTATCCTTTGGCGTGTTCAAAAAAGTTTTGACCACCATGCGTTTCCGTAACACAATCTGCAAAGCACCTGGGATTCCAGGTTGCCTTTACTCCTGTTGTTTGAGCATTTACTTTAGATACTACTAATGTCCTATCTACCAGGTATAACTTTCCATTACTTGCAGGACTTGCTACATTATTAGTTCCTACGACTAAATACTTTGTAGAAGGTGAATTGTAAGTAGATGCAATAAAATTAACTTCTGTCGTGGTACTAAAAGTGAATGAAGATACGTTTGCATAACCATTAATTACGCTGGTATTGTTATGCGTTGTGTATTTTACATATTGGTCTGGTGCATCCTGATAGTGAATAACCACACTTTCTGTTCTACTGCTGTTTTGTTTGAAATCCATTGAGGATATGCTGTATACATCGGAAGCATCAAAAGGTGATCCCTGGGCATACCAGTTTGAATTACCAGTATCCAATAAATCATTAGCATATAACTGACATCTACCACCTGATATTTCTTCTGCAATAAACAAATAGTGATGATTGACATCTGGTCCACTTGATACACCGCTTGAAGTAATGCTATTGGTTTGAACAATCGAGGTTAATCCTCGCAGGTTACTGGCAGTCACACTAATACCAGTAAATGGTACTTGTGAAACAACATCCGATGAAGTGATCTTATATAGTTTATCTCCTTTGTTTAATATATATAAATCACCATTTGCAATGTGCATATACGATCCAGGTGATGCGTTAGCATTTAAACTGGAAAACACTACTGTTTCTGCAATGGCTCCACCGCTTGTTAATTGGTATTTTACTACTGGGTTTAACGCAGTCATCGAGCCATAGGTATAATGGACATATACAGCATTATTAAATCCGATCATACTGCATATTTTAAAGCCAGAATTTCCTTTGTCAGCATTGTATTGAGTGGCTGATAGGTTACTTACCGATGATCCATCATACACTACAATTTCTACACTATTTGAATCTACAACTGCCAGGGTCAATACCTTACCATTCATAGATGCTATAGCAATTTGAGATACGGTGTCTGAACTGGTTGCTGGACTGCCATAATTAATACTGTCTACCACCTGTAAATGGCTTTGTATTTTACCTCCAAAGGATTTGCTAATTACCCCTGATGCAAGTGACAGGTCAAAAAAACTACCTCCATATCCTGTTGCGTTATCGGTGTTGACCCCCACTGTGGTTGTTGATGGAATTACATCAGCCTGTTCGTATACACCAGCACCTGATATACTTGCCTGTGGCGAAGCATTATTTTTACAATCCTGGACCAATACATAATCATCTTCTACAATACCATGTGCAGAAGCAGTTTGAAACCATACAATATTATCTTCAATTTGTAAATGATCGGTTACATCTGGTAACGATGGATCATACCACCATAATTTTACCAGATTATTGGTATCTATGGTTACTAATAGGTATCGGTAGCCTTCACCTGATTCGTTAGCATTTCCTGTTAATTTGTCTGAAACAAAGGTAAAAATATTGTAGACAGTATAAGTGGTGCCTAATGTAGTATTCACGAAGGATAGACCTATTGTAGGAATCCCTGATGGTGTTCCTGCACCAAAAGTTTTCTCTAACTTTCCTGCCTGGATCTTGAGATTCTTGATCTCCTGTGCTACATTATCTGGAAGGTCCTCAATGTCCGCATTGGTGAGTACCCCATCAAAATCTTTTATATCTATGAAATTCGCCATTACTCCTCTTCAGAACTTTCATTATCATCTAAACTGCAATAAACAAGCACAGTATCTACTCCACACTCATCATTCGGGCATGATAAATTGGTAACAATACCATCTCCATCCATTCCATAATCTTCATAAGTATGATCTCCACCCCAGATTAATTCAGTATTACAATGCCAACAGTTCATTAATTATTCGGATAGTTTGGATAAATAGGATCAATAAGAGCATTTTGACTGGAATAATCGAATGGTAACCCTTCTCCAACTACATTTGTGGCTGGATTCTGGTTATATCTACCAATAAACTCATATCCCCTGGCAAGTGACGAGTTCATACGATCTGGCTGGTTTGACAGTCTCCATAACTCTGCTTCAGCAAACTCCAGGATTGCATCGTGAAATATGGCGTTCAATTCACAGTTTGATGCAGGAGATGATGCCATTGCAGTAGGTTCTTTAAGGTAATAACAATCCACATTGGCTGTATTGTTGTAAATGTATATCCTACCCTTGAACACAAAATAAACAGGTTCGGTCCCATTAAATGATACGTACCCTGTTGAAAAATCTTTAACCATATCAAAAGATACTTTTCGTATAAAATTGCTGTCATTAATCCGTATTCCTAATATTCCTAATGGTCCACCAAATGGATTGGAATCTAAATCTCCTACCGATGGACTTCCTGAAGCCTCTGTAGGAACAAAATAACTTTTAAAATGTGTATCTACATCATTATCGGTAGACATGGATATTCCAGTTTTGATGACATGGAGGTCAGTAAGTAAATGTGGGTTCAGTGCCTGGATCACCTTGTCCTGGGCACGATTCAAGTATCGTTCCTTAATAGTATTAGAAAAAAGATCCCCTGCGGAATCTTCCATTCTGTCTCCTAATATGGTGTTCATTTCTGCTGTGGTCATAATTTCTCCAGGAAAACAGCCCCAGGAAGCCCCAGGGCTGTTTATTTTATTCAGTTACTTATGCGTAATCTCTTGGTGAATATAGATTCTCTACAACACAATGGGCTTTTCGGTTAGTCACAACCAAATTTCCATAAGTGTGTACTTTCTGAACAAACGTATTACTATTTGTATCTTCAATCATATCAGATGCGGTGAACTTTGCACCAGAGTTAAAGAACATATAGAGATAATCTGTGTTCAAGAAATAGATTCTTCCATCAAGACCATCATCGTTACCAGATGTTACTTGTGCTGTTACAATATCCTGGTCTGCAACAATGTCCACACCTCTGTAAGATAATCCCATGAATCCCATTTTAGCCATACGATCTGACTCAAGACTACCACGCTTGAACTCACCTAATTCTGACTCAATTAAGTCATAATGGTATTGAGAACAAACAATAATGTCTGGGTTTTCACCTGTTTGGGCTCTTGAATTTGCAATACCACGAGCAAGGATTCTTAAGATATAAGTATCTTTGCTTGGATCTTGCAGATCATTTTCTGTAATGTGGTCTACAGCAGTTCCAGAATCCGCACTATCACCAGATGCATCTGAAAAAGAAGCGGAAGTTAATACAGGAGTTTTCCACCAGGAGTTGGATCCTGGAGCAAGACCACCTACTGTGGTTGCATCATCGATAAGAACAGCCATTGGATTAAAAGCATCTGTAGCCAATGTTCTTGCAAACATATTTTCTGCTACTTTCTTTTCTAAACCTTTCTGAAGGTTCTTTACTTTTGCACCAACAATGTTTTTAATAGCCTGTGGGCTATTCATTAACAAGGTTTCTTCTTTGGTTAAAAGAAAGTGACCTGTTAACATGGTTGGGTTATATGATGCAGTCTTTGCAATCTCTGCAATTGCTGGTACATAAGATCCTGCTGTATCATTTGCTACCAACGTATGCTTGTCTCCAAATACACCGACACCGCCTTCTGCATATTCTATTGGTACAACGATCTCACGACCATTGAAGGTTTTTGCCTTACCCTTCAGTATTGCCAGTAATGGATGAGACTTCTTAAAAAGATTATCATACAAAACAGGCATATAATACTGCTGAATAAGGGCACTTATTGAAGCATGACTTGTTACTATAGACATATTATGTCTCCTTTATTCGGTATTTATGTGTTAAAAAAAGAAGCAACATCGATGTCATCGTAATTCGTGATTTTTTCCTGCTTATCACTTTTGACACCAACGCTCTTCTGTACGTTTACAGGCACCGATGGTTTTGGTTTTGACTCTGGTTCACCTTTTGGTTTGTCAAAGTTCATTACCTTATAGGCTTCATCCAGGGTAAGCAGTCTCCCATCCTGTTCGTGTTTCTGAATCGCATAATCCAATACTTCCTGGGTTTGCTTATCATTTAGTGAATAGGTTGATTTGAGTTCTGCCATTGACTGGTCCAAGACCTTTTCTGCTTCCATTTGTGCCACTTGTTCCTGGGCTTGTTGTAATTCTGCTTCCCAGGGATTCGGAAGGTCCTTGTTATCCATCTGTAGGGTTTGACGAAACAATTGCCCTGCATCTTTTCCTAATTCATCCTCTATCGCTTCTATGAGCGTATCAGAAAAATCTTCCGACTCTTTTATTTTCTCAACCAACTGGACCAAAGGCTCTACTGCCCTACGCTGATCGGCTAACTGTTGTGCTTTTTCCGTATTGGATTTACTCCAGTCATGCCTGTTGTCAGCATCTTGTTTCCAGGATTCTATATCAGATAGGGTATATCTGGAGCCATCTTCCGATTCAAACACAAACGATGATTCATTATCATCGGGGCTATCGCTTACCGCTTCGGTTTGCTCCTCGTTACCTTCTGAAAGTTCCTGTGGTTCTTCATTGGTTGCTTCTGTTTCGGCTGGTTCTGTTGACTCTGTGGTCACAGCCTGTTCTGTATCGGACTCCTGGGCTGATTGCTCTCCTGTAAAGAGTTCATCAGGAATCGAAAGATTGTCGTAATCACCATTAAGCGAGGTATCTTCCCCCACTTGTGGATCGTTACTAAAATTTCCTACCAGCATCTGTTCCGATTCTGGTGTTACTTCTAAATTGGTTGTTCCTACTACATTTATTTCAGCCATTTTGCTTTCCTTTCAGTTGGTCTTTCGACACTGGTTTGGTTGCAAAGAACATGAGTAGAGCGGTTCTCTTACCTTTATGTGGTTCTACCATGTGCCTTACAGGGTTATTAAATTTTCCTGCTGTATAGCATACGCCATTAAGATAGTGGTCCTTAACCTCTGTAGGCTCACCATCTATTTCAAAAAACAATCTCCCTCCTGTAAACTCATCTGGATCAGATAAAAGCACCGTTGTACCTACCTGGCACCACGCCATATGGTTGTCTACAAATTCACCATTTATCAGTTTACATCCATCAAAATGCCATTCGTGTCCCTTTTGGCGTGTCTCAATTCGCCAATAACTAGGACTTTCTAATATTAATTCCTGGTTATCTATCATCGATTGGTAGCGTTTTGCTACCTTTTGGATCAATTCGTGAGAAAAATCAGAAATCATACCCTTTGATTTGCCCATATCCTTTAGATTATTGGCTTCTTCAGGGGTAACTATACCTAAATACTGTTGATACAATTAATATCCTTTAGACTTTGCTAATGCTTTCTTGTACTTTTTCATTCCTGCTTTAGTGTACTTATACTTCTTGGTTTTGCCTTTCATTTTTATTTTTGGCATTGTTTTATCCTTTTGTTATGTGATGGGCAGAGTTAAAGCCTTATGCCCTGGGCTGATCCATCTCTGGATCCTCTCCCTGCCCACCAACCAATCCTGCTACGGTTATGATTCGTTCCTGGATGTCTCCAGGTAGTTGTTGAAAATCTGGTGACTCTGCAAGTGCTGGGTTCCCAATGATCAATTGTGCCAGTGCTTCTTCACTTGGTCCTCCTGGACCTTCCTGCATTACCTGGGCTACTAACATTCCCAATTGTTCCTGCATCTGTTCAGCCTGTTGTATCTGCTGTTGAGGTGGAACTTGTTGATTTCGCACATACCAGTTCTGTATCACTTCCTGCTTATCTGATATGTTTAAGGCATTGACCACTTCTTCAATACCATAGACACCCAACTGAAACAATTCTAATGCCCTCTCCTCATTAGCAACTCGTCCCTGGGCATATTTACTACCTGTGGTCACATCCACATCAAATTCACTATCCTGTAATCGCTTGGCAGTACCAGGATCAAACTCTGGTGTTCCTTCCATGTTGCCATCTGCATCGTATACAGCCATCGGATTGAACTCGGTAAACTCAAATTGTCCTTCTGCATCTCGCTCTCTAATAGAACGTATCTCTTCATCAAAGGTCAGTATCATCTGGACCATAAACTCGCCAATCTCTTTGGTCAGCCTTGCTACTTCCTTATTAATCTTAAATCGTTGCCTGGTTTGACTTGCTTCCTGCAATGCTACAATAGCCCTACCTGAAGTAACCCCACCTGGCTTTCTTCCCTGGGTTACATCATTCACACCAGTAATGTTCTCCATGAATTGTCCTACCTGGGCAATGTAATTCTGTATGTATCCAGGAATTGGAGGAGGTACTTCAAAGGTCACATCATTAGCATCTACCACAGTAATCTCTTCTCCTGGAGCCCCTGTAATTGGTCTGGTCATCTGTCCTTTGGCTCGTTGGGTTACTTTTCGTATTGGAAAACCCATTTTTCTAATGTTCTCATTGACCGCACTAAAGGTTTCATTCATTGCTTTGGTCTGGGTACGAACCAGGTCCACCTCACCTATTCCCCAGAAGTTGTGTGGTGATTTGTAGTTGGACACCATAAATACTGGCATTCTGTACAGTTCCAATGGTTCATCTACAACCAACTGGTCCCCAACAACTATGGTATGCCTACCATTAGGATATTTCTCTTTGTCTTGCTCGTTGGAGTAGCACTCAATGACCAATGCCATATCGTATTCACTCTCTACATTGGCACTTTCTATACCACCATTATCATCTACCTTCTGGTATGCCTTATAATCATTTAATTTGCCATCGGCTGGAGCCTTGATACCAAACTCCCTATAGATCCTGGAAGTCTCCATTGGTACAGCAAACATAAAGTATTCACCAGATTTAAGGTCCAGGTCAGTAGCATATGGATGTGGTACTGCTGTGAATGGATCAATGACCTGAATGTCAAAGCCCTTAAATACTCCCTCATCAGAAACAACAGGTAATATCTGTAGGAATCCATTACTGTAAATAAGACTGTCTTTCACAGCCTGTAATATTTTCCCATACAGATCAGTCTCTTCCACGATCTGCTGAAATCTCTTTTGCATCATCTCACTAAAGAAGATGTCATTCTTTTCCCTGGGCATCACATCCACTGTAGGCTGGAAGTCGTTAATAATAGGTAAAATAGTCTCTACCACAGCCAAAGGAAAATTGAAGATCATCCTGGACTGGTTTTCTGCACCCTTACTTGGGTTTGCCCAATGTCTACCATAGTACAGGCGTTCATTTTTACGCCACCTATCTACCTGTTTTGCCCTTGCTTTCTTGCTTTTATCCAGCCAGTTTTGTATCTGCGGTATTCGTTCTGCTACATCTGCTACCTGGTCCAAAGCAGACTGCTGATCTAAAGCATTCGTGTAATCCATTCCTGCCATTATTTGCCTACCTTATTCATTGCCATTTCGTGAGACTCAGAAAACGATGCCCCATTGTTGATTGCACTAACCATAAACTCAATATGTTTTTTACTGTGATGCTCTGAATGTTTTGCCATAGCATTAATTTGTCTGGCGTTTAATCCATTCATAGATACGCCTTTAACTTTTTTGGTTTTAGATGCAGTTAGTGATTTGGCATAATCTGTTTTTGCCATTATGCTTTCCTTGATGCCATACTATTTGCAATTAAATTCGGATACTTCCAGCCTTTACTTTTACTGTAGGACTTTGCCCAGGATATTTGTGCTGGTGTTAGTTTTTTGCTCTTTTTTTTCGGATTCTTCTTATCCCAAAATGCTTTAGGCATTCCATAACTCCTTTCTGGACCAGTAGTTTGCACTAAACTTGTCCGATGATGTGCTTTGACCGCTTTTGTTTTTGATACCTGCACTACGTTTTAGATAACTATCTCGTGCTTTCTTGCTGTAATTATGCTTATATCCTCTGTGACCGAAGTTAATAATCTTCACTTTGTCACCTTTCTTGGCCAATACTCGCTTTTTGAATCTTCCTGAACCAGAATACTTCTTTGGTTTATTGTACCCTGGAAAGGTTTCTCCCCTATACTCGATTGCCATTAAATATTATCCCATTGTGGTTGTGAGTGATCCACATCTACTACGATAGAATCAATAAATCTTTCTGTATCCGTCTTGGTATCAGGCTTCTTGGCACTTCGTACCACTTCACCAACTAAATATCGTAAACTATCCACAGCGTGATCATCCTTCTTCAATGGTTTCTCTGGTGAGTTCAGGTCCATCCTGGATGCACTGGGCTGTTCCCATTGGTAATTAACCATCTCCCTTCTCAAGTTCTCACAGGATCTGGTCATAAATATCTTGTCGTTCTTAATGTATTCGGTTACTTTGTCGATACCACCCTGGACATCATTATTCGCACCAATAACAGGAATATTCATCTGTCTATACCTGTTACCTATAGTCTCTGGATCATCTTTCTTGCCTGGTCCTGTAGATGGATCAATCACATACGTTTCATATCTACCCTCACCCTGGTATGCCTTTATCGCTCTGCAATGATAATCAGCATCTTGTCCTGCTTCGTAATGCTCTCTGTATATCCATATCTTATCATCATTATCGACTGCACCCCACAGTACAGCAGTTGGGTTGGTCCTCCCATGATCAATAGCAATAAACCTTCTCCAACTTGGATCAGGGTTAAAATCGTTTACTACATGAATACCTGGCTCAAAGTCTGGGTAGATCTGTCCTTCAAAAGCATCCCAGGATCCATACAGATACCTGTTTATCCATATCTCGTTATAATTCTTTTTAAGGCTGTCGATGTACCCATCAGGTAAGTTTGCCTGGTTCTCTTCTGTTTTAGCGTTAAACATGATGTTCCCAGGTACAGGATCATGTATAAATCGATGCCAAACCCAGTTATGCCCTAATGGGTTACCTGTGATCCAGCATTGCGGAGTGGATACCGCCCTTAAACGACCAAGAAGCGTAAGAAATACCTCTTCAGATACCTCTTCTGCCTGGTCTATGTAGAACCACCCCAGGTTAATCGATAGTAACTTTGCAGGATCATCCAATGACCTGAATATGATCTCATGCCCATTAGCGAAGATGCACCTATTCTCCTGCTTCTTGTATTCATAGTGTATCCCTGGAAGAAATCCACATAAGTGTAATAATTCAAAAAAGGTTCTCTGGGTAGAATCTCTTAATTCTGGATAGGTCTGCCTGGCGATCATGCCTAATTGTGGAGGTTGTTCAGTATCCATCACCCTGGTTATCCCTTTCAGGATCCCAGCAAAGGTTTTTCCATTACCAATACCACCAAAAAAGGCAACTACTTGCTCTTCACAATTAGTAAACCTGTATTGATTTAAGTTTAATTTAATTTTTTTAAACATCAGCCAACTCAATTTGTATGATTGGCATCTGTATTTCGCCATCCACTTTGTGCTTTTCAGTAAACATTGCCAGGTGCTTTCCCTGGAGTTCACTTGCCTTTAAACTTATATTATACTGCTCACTTCCTTCTGCTTTCTGTCTAACTCTTTCAATATCTTCTAATACTTTTTCTGCTGTTAATCCTATCTTCTTCTCCCTGATCGCTTTCAGACGGTCTATTTCTTCTTTTATGACAGGTTTTGACAGGTTCTCTGCTCCTTGTCTGTTTGCTGTCTTTTTGCTGTATCCTGCTCGAATACAGGCCTGTGTAGCATTAAGATCAATTAAGTATTCTTTGCAGAACATTAATTGTTTATCAGTTAGTTTAGGCGTAGCCAATTAATACCTCTCTTGGATGAAATCCAGCCTGGATTGCACTAATTGCCAAGTGTGCCCACAGCACCTGTAAATCATCAAAGTCATCAAAGGCATAATCGACCTGGATAAGAGGCTCATAACTCATCCCAGTTAGCCTGTGGATGTTCTTCTGGTTTATTAAGATTTATGGAAGGAGAAGGGGGCTTATTAATCTGGCCTCTATGGTAGACAAAAGCCCCCAGGAAAAATGCAGTAAGGGTGATAAACCCTTGTGCTATATAAAATGAAACTTCACCCATTATTAAGTACAATTTCCAAATGAGCGTTAGGTGAAATCCACCCTAAAATTACTTTTTATGAAAGTTTCTGCGATCCCATTTATTCAGGTAATACAATGCAGTCATGTAAACAATCAAAATAGGAATCATTATGTCGTGCCTATGATTGATTAGTTCTTGCCAAAGATATTCATACATCTTCTTCCTCTCTTGGATAATTAATATCACATTCTGTACAGGACCAAATACCATCCTGCTTGGTAATATCACTGCGATCTGTTTCGCATAGATCACAATGATGTCTCTTGTCTACACACAATGGACAGATCACTCGTTCTTTTCCATAAGTAACAAAGTCACTGTAGTGTAATACCTTACCCTCCTTGTTCCCATTTCCTTTTCTACGGTATTCCCAGCATTGATCACAAATATTGCAATAGCGTACATCTTCATCTGCCTGACCACCAGTCTTGCTATGCCTATTGTAATGTCTCTTCTGACGTAGTCTGGCTTTGGTATTATTCTCGTTGGTGGTTTTTATAATATGATCAATCATGTCATTGTTTTCAGTTTAAAACCAACCTCCTTCATCACCTGGGCTTCTATCGGTGGTTTCTTTTTTTTTGGTCCTCCTGGTTGATCCTTTGCCTTCAGGGTACGATACTCCCAATCCTTCATAAACTGATCCCCACACTCACAAAAGGTTTCCTCTGCTGTAATCTCTCCCTGGACCTCTTTGGTTTTATCACACCCAAAGCAGATGTAGGTAGTCTTTTTGGGTTCTTTTGACTGTACAACCTGTTTGGTAACACCGCTTGAGAAGTTCCATTTATCGTTGTTTGACTTCCAGGTATTCATTCTCCTGGGTAAATCAAATACCTTTTCCATCTCCCATCGCATTTTCTTTCCACCCTCATTGTGTGCTCCCCAATGATTTATAAACTTTTCTATCTCCTGCTTATCTAATCCTTTCTCCTTTCCAATTTTGTGTGCTTTTTCTGTAAAGATTGCAAATCTATCTTTGAGAGTTGGTGTTGGTTTTTTACCAACGCCACTATTATTTTTTTTATTTATATTATTATTATTTATTATAGTAGTATCAGTTACTGTATCAGTAAGTGTGTCAGTTAGTGTATCACCTACTGTATCAGCAAGTGTATCAGTCTGGCTCTGATATTTGTCATAATTCACGATTTTCACGAGAGTAAACCCATATTTGGTATGTGTATCAATCATCGTATCAGTTTTTAGCCTGTTAAGGAAATTTCTTACTGTATTGGTTGCCATGTCCCATCGTTCACTCAATCCCCTGATTGATGCTGGAAACTCACCTCTTTTAATCAATACAATGGTTTCTTTATAGGGTTTTTTCTGCTCTGTATAGTTTGCCATCATCAGCATATCCATCCAGGCTCGTAAGTACCTGGGATCTTCCCATACCCAATGATTTCTTATCTGTTTTTGTACACTAATCCAACCT